CGGCTTCGTCCTCGCCGCTTTCCCATGGCGCGAGAAGGGCACGCCGCTCGAGCACGCCAATGGCCCCGAGCCATGGCAGCGTCTCGTCCTCGAGGACATCGGCAGCAGCCTGCAGCGCGGCGACGATCCGATCCGAGAGGCCGTTGCCAGTGGTCACGGGGTCGGCAAGTCAGCCCTCGTCGCATGGATAACCCTGTGGGCCATGGCGACCTGCGTCGACTGCCGCGTCGCCATTACCGCCAATACCGAGCCCCAGCTTCGCACCAAGACGTGGCCCGAGCTGCACAAGTGGCACCGCCTGTTCGTCGCCCGCCACTGGTTCACCGTGACAGCCACCAGCCTGTTCAGTGCCGATGCCGAGCACCGTGACAACTGGCGAGCCGACTGCCTCACCTGGTCCGAGAACAACACCGAAGCCTTCGCCGGCCTGCACAACAGGGGCAAGCGGATCGTCCTGATCTTCGACGAGGCCAGCGCCATTGCCGACAAGGTCTGGGAAGTCGCCGAGGGCGCGCTAACGGATGAGGCGACTGAGATCGTGTGGGCTGCGTTCGGCAACCCGACCCGCAACACGGGCCGCTTCCGCGAGTGCTTCGGCAGCCTGAAACACCGCTGGGCACGCCAGCAGGTCGACAGCCGCACCGTCTCCATCGGCCTCAACAAGGACCAGATCGCCGAGTGGGTGAAGGACTACGGCGAGGACTCCGACTTCGTGCGCGTCCGCGTCAAGGGCGAGTTCCCCCGCGCCGGATCGACCCAGTTCATCGACGGCGAGCGCGTCGAGCAGGCCATGCAGCGCCCCACCGTCCAGGACACCGCCGCCCCGCTGATCATGGGCGTCGACATTGCCCGCCAGGGTGAGGATCAGACCGTCATCCGCTTCCGCCAGGGCACTGACGCCCGCTCGCTGCCGGCGCTGAAGTTCCGCATTCCCGACCTCATGCAGGTCGCCTCACGGGTCGGCGAGCAGATCGACCTCTACAAGCCGGCGGCTGTTTTCGTTGACGCCACCGGCATCGGCGCGGGCGTCTTCGATCGCCTGCAGCAGCTCGGCTACAGCCAGGTGGTCGCCGTCAACTTCGGCGCCAAGGCGGATCGCGGCAACGTCGGTGACGCCGCTGCGGCCTATGCCAACAAGCGCGCCGAGATGTGGGGCTATCTCAAGAACTGGTGCACCACGGGCTGCCTGCCGGTCGATCGCGACCTCGAGGCGGATCTGGTCGGCGTCGAGTACGGCTACGATTCGGGCAACGCCATCCTGCTGGAAAAGAAAGAGGACATGCGCAGGCGCGGGCTTGCCAGCCCGGACGATGGCGACGCGCTGGCGCTGACGTTCGCCTACCCGGTGGCGGCCAAGGACGAGCGCCAGACGCGCCGGGTCGAAGATCTGTACGCCAACCTCAGACGACGGGTGGTGTAGCCATGACCACCGACATCGTGATGCGTCTGCGTCAACACCAAGACGCTTGGAAAGTCAGGGGCGATCTACCCGTTCCCAGTTCATGGCATAGCCTGCCGGATGCGCTTGGCGAGGCTGCTGATGAAATAGAACGGCTGCGTAGCCGGCTGGAGATGACGGACGCCTGGCAAATGATCGACGGCAAGATGAGGCGCGTGCCCGTTGAGTTGGGATCGATACCGGATGGCATCGATTGCCGTAACGAAACGATCCGCCAGCAGGACGAGTTGATCGCCAACCTCAGACGGCGGGTGGTGTGATGGCCGCGCCAAGCAAGTACGACCAACTGCGGGCCATGCGCGAGGCGCGTTACGAAAAGCCTCAGCGTGTTACGAAAGCCGTTACGAAACGCCCGCGCGTTACGAAAGCCACCATGGACTGGGCCATAGCGGAGGCAGCGAAGGTCGCGGCTCGTGGGCCGGAGCCAACTCGGCCATATGCAGAGTGGCGCGCTGAGCTGGCCGCGAAGACTGGCCGTCCCCGCAAGCATCTCTCATCCGCCGCCAAGCAGCGCGCCTACCGTGAGCGCAAGGCCATGCAGGCGGCGCCATGACCGCGCACGACGACAAGCTCCGCCAGGTCACCAAGCGGCTTGAGCCGTGGTTCGACGCCGAGATCGCCGCCCTCTACGAGCAGCCGCCGTCCCCGTTCGGCACCCAGCGCCCGCGTCATTGGGCGCAGCAGCATATGCCGGGGCCTACGGTCCTGCTGGGCTGCCCGATCTGGGGGCGGTCGTACATCGAGCGCTTCGCCACGTACTGCCTGCCGACGCTGGGCACGCCCGAGAACCTGGCGGCCCTTAGCGCCCGCTGCCGCCTGGTGCTCTACAGCCCGGCGGCGGCGCGGCCCATGCTCTACCGCCTGACCCGGTGGCTGCGGGTGGCCGGCATCGAGCTTCAGTTCCGCGAGATACCCGACGACCTGCTGGCTGAAATGGCGATCCCGCCCGACGCCACGCCCGAGCAGCGGACAGAACAGTATGATCGGCAGTTCTGCCTGATCGGCTGCGTGCAGAACCTGCTGACCCACATGGCGGGCCGCGACGGCATGGGCTTCCACATGCTGATGCCGGACCATGTCTATGCGCAGGGCTATTTCGCCAACATGTTCCGGCTGGCCACGGACCACCACGCCATCGCGCAGGCGGGACTGAGCGTCGACCTCGAGGCGGCGAAGGACGCGCTCGAGATGTGCCGGCACGAGAGCGGGGCGCTGGTCATCCCCGACCGCGAGATGGGCGACATCGCGGCGGCGCATCTGCACCCCGAGAGCCTGTCGCTCTACATGAACCACGGCAGCATCCCCGACCGCCTGCCGCGAGGCCCGCGTCTGATCTGGCAGAGCCAGGACGCGCTGCACGTCTACAGTTGCTTCAACAATCCGGCCTGGCTGTCGCCCTTGCTGTGCGCCGACGCGCCGATCGCGTTCACCTCGACCATGGACTGCCTGATGCCTGAGTTCGTCGCGGACAGTTTCCATGTGCCGACGCCGGCTGACGGCATGGCGTTTGTCGAGGTCTCGGGGCCGGGCAAGCACATACCGGGCAAGTGGGTCGACGGCAGTACGTACTGCGACTGGGTATGGAACCGTCTGAATTTCCAGCGGGATTATTTCCCGTACTTCAAGCGGCCGATGGTCCTCGAGACGAGCCACAACGCCGACATGCTGACGGTGGACGAGGTCAGGCGGCAGTTCGCCCAGATCATGGACCTGCTCGAGGCGAGTCGGGCGGCCAAGCTGGAGGCGTTCACGGTTCGCAAGTTCGGCAGCCGGTTCGCTCGTGAGCAGCACGCCGAGCAGGGGGCCTCGTGATGGCAGCCACCGGCCCCCTCGACGACCTGAAGCCCGCCGTTGGCGAATGGTGGAAGTCTCGTGTTGGCTGTTCCGTTCATCTCCTGGAGAGGGCGTGTGGCCCATTCCCGCTGATCGGGCGCGTCTTCGTGCGACCCATGCTCGAGGGGCAGACGTTGCGCCATGTCGGGCCTTTGTGGGCTTTCTCGCTCGATGGGGTTTCTTGCGACTCGGACGATCGTGGCTTCGACCTGGTGGAACGCGACATTGCCACGATGACTGCGCTGGAGAAGCGTGATGGCTGACCCCGGCCCCCTCGACGACGACGACCTGCTCTCTCTCCTGCGCAAGGAGGAGCAAAGCAGCCGCGACTACCAGACCGGCACGCTGGCCGAACTGCGCGAGCGGGCACTCGACTACTACGACCGCAGGCCCTACGGCGACGAGCAGTCAGGCGCCAGCCAGGTCGTCACGTCCGAGTTCAGCGACACCGTCGAGGGCGTCATGCCGGGGCTGATGGAGGTCTTCACCGGTTCGGACCAGGTGGTGCAGTTCGTCCCCGGCGCTCCCGGCGAGGAGAAGATCGCGCAGGAGGCGACCGATTATGTCACCCACTGCTTCATGGTGGAGAACGAGGGCTTCCGGCTGCTGCACTCGCTGATCAAAGACGCGCTGATGTTCCGCCTGGGCGGCCTGTCGGTCGACCTTGCCGAGAAGGAGGAGATCCGGCGCATCCCGGTTGAGGGCATGCCGCAGGACGCCATCGACGTGATGATCGAGGAGGCGGCGAACGAGCAGAACCCGCCCGAGCTGACGCTGGAGCTGACGGCCGACCCGGAACCGGAACCTGGACAACTTGGGCAACCTGGGCAAATGCCGGGAATTGACCCGGCGGCGATGGCGGGTCTTGGGCAACTTGGGCAGGAACCTGGACAACTTGGGCAGCCACTGCCGGCCCTCGCTCCGCCCCAGACCTTTTCCGGCACCGTCACGATCACCCGCAAGCTGCAGAAGGTGGCGGCGGCGAGCATCGCGCCCGAGGACATCCGCTTCACCCCGGACAGCCGCACCCAGGACGAGGCGTCGTACGTGGGCTACGTCAAGCGCGTCACCGCCTCCGACCTGGTCAAGCTCGGCATGGACCCCGACGAGGTCGATGACCTGCAGAGTGACGAGCGCGACACCGTAGGCGACAGCGAGCGACCGCTGTGGCTGGTGGTGGCCTTCCTGCGGGCTGACGCTGACGGCGACGGCATCTCGGAGATGCTGCGCGTAGTCTACGCTCACTCAGGCGGTGCAGCGGGCCGCATCCTCGAGCGCGAGGAGTGGGAGGACGGGGTGGCGCCGATCGCGCTGGCCTCGCCGATCCTGATGCCGCACGCCCTTGTCGGGCGCTCGCTGTTCGACCAGACGCAGGACCTGCAACTGATCTCGTCGGTGCTGACGCGGGGCATGCTGGACAACCTCTACATGTCCAACCGGCCGCGGCCTGCGGTGTCCGATGCGGTGATCCTCGACAGCCTGCTTGACTGGGTGCCGGGCTCGCCGATCCGCTTCAAGGCGGGCGCCAAGCCGGGC